GCAGTATCTTTAGCCGACAATGTTGTACTTAGTTTTATTACTAACATAAAGGCTGGTATGTTTGTTACAGGCACAGGCATATCTGGTGTTGTAAAAGTAGCAACAGTAACAAATCAGAACAGCATTGCACTTGACTCAGCACAATCAATATCAGATAATACCGTTCTTACCTTTGGTACATTTCATTCTAGTCAAGTTAACAAGACATTATACTTTCATGGAACAGGTACAACTTGGTCACACGTAGGTACGAGTTCATCTACCAATACACAAAAAGTAAGACATGCATCTTTTAATTTTACTCAAGAAGACAAAACTATATTTGTTGATAGTAAAAGTTTTCCTGTAATATTTAATAGCAGTGGAAACACTACAGTAAATTTAACATCATCTAACAGTTCAGATGTAGAAGGTGCAGAAAATGTAGCAGTATTTAAAAATCACGCATTCTATTCTAAAGGTAGTAAGATATTTTTTACAGCACCAACTACAGTAGATGATTTTGCTACAGGTAATGGTGCTGGTACTATAAATGTAGGTTTTGACGTAACAGGTATGATAGGCTTTCGTGATAATCTTATCATTTTTACTACAGACACAATCAAGAAACTTGTAGGTAATACCTCATCTGATTTTAAACTAGAACCTATAACAGACAGAATAGGTTGTATTAACCCCGACAGTATACAAGAATTTGGTGGTGACATAGCATACCTATCCCCTGATGGTATACGTTTGTTAAGTGCTACTGATCGTATTGGTGACCTTGCTCTTGACATTGCATCTGATCCAATCTATAAAGACGCAAACGAGTTTATAGCACAAACGGATACATTCTGTTCTGTATTAGTTAGGGGTAAGTCTCAGTATAGATTGTTTTCATATATACCTTCCGTTAGCGATGCTAATGCTTCAGGTTTAATAGCAACTAAATTTATTGCACAGGGTGGTAGTGGTATAGCTTGGTCAACTACTAAAGGACTAAAGGTAAACGTAGCAGACAGTACATACTCAGGCGCACAAGAAACTATTATGTTTGCTAACGATGATGGTTTCTGTTATAGGATGGATTCAGGTAATTCTTTTGATGGTAGTGCTATCGAGTCAATATATGAATCTCCGTTCATGCCTATTACAGATCCGCAAATACGTAAGACTTTATATAAACTTACTTTATATGCAGAACCTACAGGCACTATGGCTCTAGATGTTAACTTTAAAATAGACTTTGAAGGTAAAAACGATCCAGGAATAATACAACCAGAAGTTATACAGGTAGGTTCAACTGGTGGCGGTGTAAGTTTATATGGTGCATCTACTTCTGTGTATGGAGGCTCTGGTGTTACTTTTGGAGGAACCTTAGATAAGATATACAAAGAAAATCTAATAGGTTCTTTTAAAACAATAGCAATGCGTATTATAGATAACTCAACAAATCCAACCTTTACTCTTGACACAGCAGTGCTTGAGTATAGACAACATGATAGGCAGTAACGATGGCAGGTTATACAAGACAAGCAGCAGCTAATATTACCACAGGAAGTGTTATTGACGCTGATGATTTTAACAATGAGTACAATCAGGTACAGTCAGCATTCAATGCTAGTACTGGTCATACCCATGACGGTACTGCAGCAGAGGGCGCACCTATTGAAAAGATAGGACCGTCACAAGACATAGTAGCTACAGCATCTGTACTTAGACCAAAGACTACTAATGTTGTAGACTTAGGTACAAGTGTATTACAATATAAAGACGCTTTCTTTGATGGTACTGTAAAGACAGATAATCTTACTGTAGACGAGAATGCCACAATAACAGGTAACCTAACTGTTAACGGCAATCTATCATCTGCTGGTGGTGGTGTTATGTCTAACTTTATCTTAGAAGATGGCGATGGTACTGAGGTTACTATTGATGATGGTAAGGAAGTTAAGTTTGTTGAGGGCGATGGGATAGATATTAACTGGACTGACACATCAACAGGATCGGATGCAGACCCTTATGATTTAACTTTTGCTCTCAAAACAGATATGCGTTCTAGCAGTAATACGGATGTTTATACTGGCAATTCAAACGATTATATCCATTATGATACTGATGTAGGTATGAGATTTTACACGGCTGGTGGCGAAGACATGAGGCTCACCGATGGTGGTGACTTGCACGTTGATGCAAATATTATTGGTTATTCTACCACTATTTCTGACCAAAGGTTAAAGGGTAACATTAATAAAATAGAAAATGCTTTAGACAAAGTGATGCAGATTAATGGTTATACTTTTACTTATAACCATGATGGAAAGCAGAGTGCTGGGGTAATAGCTCAAGAGGTTGAAAACATAATGCCAAGTGCTGTCCAAAGCACTAATTTAGTTTTTAATGAAGATAAAGATGTAGAGTTTAAGACAGTGCAATACGATCAAATTCATGGCTTGTTAATAGAAGCAATAAAAGAATTAAAAGAAAAATTAGATCAATGTAAATGTAAAAAATGTGAGTGTGAATAATGACTCTACCAAGTAGTGGTCAAATAACTATAAACCAAATTCACGTTGAAGCTGGTGGTAGTAGCGGTTCTCAAGCCGCAATAAACGATGCTGATATTCGGGATATGATTGGCAAAGGCTCAACATCACAAAACGCTTTTAATGAATACTATGGCGTTTCTGCCGCCGCTCCAGTCGCGACTTACAAAGGACGAACACTTACAACAAGCGATGGCTTTCCTAGTGGTTATGTTAATTTAAGTTCTGGTTCAAAATTAGTTGTTGTTACTTGCCAACTGGCAGGTGGATATAATACATACTGCAGTGTGGGTGGTACAAATGCAACTTTAGCCGCAAAAATAGATACTGGGGCAACTGGTGGCGTCTGGCCAGGAGGCGTCACGTCAGCAATTTATTATTTAGTTACTTCTGCATCAGGATCTACCTATATTTCTGGTAACGGTGGATTTGGTAGGTCAGTTACCCATGTTTTTGAAATAACAGGTTATAATAGTTCTACACCTACAGCTACAGCTACAGCGCAAAATACCAATCCTAACAGTTTTTCTAAAACCATTTCTATTGCAACCCAATACAACGGAGTGACTATTGGTTCGGGATTGACTGAGGATACTAATCCTGCAGGGTCGGTAACAGTCAGCAATTCAGACCAAATAGTTCAAATAGATTTAGAAAGTGCCAGTAATCACTACGCTTGGAAAGATGAAGGAACTTCTTCAGGCACTACAAATTATTTATGTGACCAAAATAGTCCTGCAAGCAACCTTAATGCTAATAGTACTATTCAACAATTATCTGCAGCACATTGGAAATGATAACACCAGAAGAACTCGAAGATATGCTAGATCGTGCAGCCCAGCGTGGTGCTACAGCAGCATTGCGTGAGGTAGGGTTACATGATGATGATGCTCGTAAAGACATACTTGAAATGCGTAGCTTACTAGAAATGTGGCGTGATACACGAAGAGGTGTATGGTCAACCATTGTAAAGATGTCAACAGTAGCAGTAATAACTTTCATAGCCGCATCACTGTGGATGCAAATAGGGAAATAAGATATGGCTAAAAAATTTGCAGGATTCAAGCCTGAGACAATTACAAACAAGATACTACCAGCGCTAGGTTATAATGGACCTAAAGATCAAAAGTCTATCAATGCTTTCCTAGCAGCTAGTCCTGCAGCAGCATCCAAGATGGGTAAGTACACTATGGCAGCTAGGCAGATGGTTGAGGGTAAACCTATCCAAGCAGCAAAAGGTACGACTGTAGCAGATGCGGCAAAGGTTGTATCAAAAGCTATAAAACAAGCTAAAAATCCTTATGCAGGTATGTCTGCATCACAACATCAACAAGCTATCCGTGACTTCAGCCGAAGCATAGGCTCACAAAGAGATCGAAGACCTCCTCCTGTCGCTCAACCAGCAGGACCAGTTGTATATGGACCAGATGGTAAGATGTATCCTAATCCTATTGCAGCACAGCAAGCAGGTGTTACTAATTATACTACAACACCACCTGCTCAAGGCAGTACAGGGGCAACACCAAACCGTGCAAACATGATGCCAAGTGGCTCTCTACTGTCACAACAAATTGGTAAAGATCCAACTGCTATGGTAACTAGAGCAGGAGTTGTAGCATCAGACGGCGGACCAGCAACACTTATACCACAAGGCACAGGACAAGCAGGAGCAGCAGCACAGGCAGGAGCTACATTAACAGGACCAGCAGCAACAGCCGAAGAAATTGCTGCTATGTCACCAGCACAGTATCAGGCATACGAG